TGAGTATTTAAGAGTGCATCAGATTTGAACTGGTTTGAACTGGTTTGGCTGAACTGGTTTAAAGTCTTTTATGAAGAGCATGATCTAATTCAGTCTCGAAAATATCCAAGACGCCCAAAACCTCCCTCCTAAACCTTATCCTCCAATGCCTATACCATGTTCTTTCTGGGGTATTCATAAATCTGTACCTGTAACGTTCGGTCTTCTTCAATTTTCCAGAACCATCACAACTGAAGCAATCAATCCTCATATATCCGGTTGCAATGTATCCCTTCCCATTGCATCTAGTGCAAAGATCAGATCTAATTGACTCCTGCACAGCCAGCTCCGCCAATCGTACCAGAAAATTTTCATTCTTGTACTTCCATTTATCTTCTTCGGCCATCTTTTTGACCTTGTAGAAGACGTATCTCCACACATCTCCGTAATATCTGTCCTCACCCGCATACTTTAGTCTAGCATAGTTCGAGACTATCCTATCTGTCCCGGCCAGAGCGAAGCATATGTCAACCCAAGGTCGTCTAGGATTAATCCATATACCAGACGATAAAGGGGTTAGTGATTTAAGATTCTCTTTCGATCTCTTCCTCAAAGTAAATCCCCATGAATATTTCTTTTGTTGGTTTTCTGGGAAGCATCAGTTCAATCTCGCCAGTCTCGACGTATTCCTCGAACTGTTCACAAGCGACCTCATGGATAGCGCACGAGTGATACTGCTCACATCCGCGACAGGGTGTACCGCTCTGCCGCATCATTCTCTGCCAAATTAGATTATCTGTCAATTGGTCTTACCAATTTTCTGCGGAATGGCTAAAACATTCTTTGAAACCTCCTCACCGAATACATTCTCTCCCTTATAATCCGGAGAATGCAACGGGGGGTTATGCCGGTCTGCATCATATCTCAATTCTTCCAGAAAGATTTGAAGGAAGTGTAGGTTTTCTTCTCTATCCAACTCTACATAAAGAACAGGGCGACAGTTAACAATGGTATTCATAGCCCCCTGCAGCGCTTCCGGCTCCATTCCCTCTACATCTATCTTAATGAAATCACATCTGGAAAGTCCAATATCATCCACACGGCAGATGGCTACTGGCTCCCCTTCTGTGTGACCCTCAATCGACAGACCGCCAAAATTATTTTCTTTGAGCGGGTCAAGTACCGGCACAGTAACGAGCCTCTTGGAATAACCAACCCCCAACTGCTTGCAGTCAACATGCTTTATAGAATTGAGAGCCATATTTGCACAGAGAGTTTGAAAGATCAATCTCTGAGGCTCAAATGCTATGACACTTCCCTTTGGTCCTACCTTATTTGCGAACCAAAGAGTATGGGTTCCAATATTCGCCCCAATATCTAGCACAGTATCACCCGACTGCACAAACCTATCAAATACTTTTAATTCTTCTAACTGGTATCGCCCGTAAGCCTCGATAGACTTACCGACATAGGTGTCGTTTGGATTATAAAGGAGGGTTCCATCCTCAATATCCTTTAAGACATTATACTTCAATTGGTCTTACCAATTTCTCTCCGGTCACTACGATGTTTGGTACACATAGGATAAAAATCATCATGCATCGTAACGCACCCCTTAACCTTGCATATTATAAGGCTGTAGAGAACCTTGCCAGTTCGTTTAGGTTTTTTTTCTGTCTTTTCCATTTATGGCAGATAGCCTCACGGGCCACGCCCCCAATAAAAACTTGATTCCATCCTTGGATTTTACCATACCAGTGGTGAACCTGTAAACCCTCCATCCATCTCTAGTGGCGAGATTATACTTTTCGCAATCGCGTTGGTAGCCAGCACCAGAAGAGTGCCTCCCTCCAGACCATGTGCCCCCTTCGATCTCTACTGCTATTGTGACATCAGGCCAAGCAAAATCAAACCTAAACCGTCGATGATGATGAAAGCGGTACTCCTCCTCGGCCTCTGGAAAACCATACTCGTCCAGTTGCGCGAGGAAGAGTTCCTCTCCTTTACTTCGGGACGTAACCACTCTCTAATTCCTGCTTGCTCGGCTCAAGTAATCTGGGTATCGGAGCCCTGCGTCCACCAGTGAACGAGAACGGTGCGCCAGTAAACCATAGAGCCAAGCACGGATGCTCTGGGTCATAACGATTCTTGACGCACTTGAGATAACCATCAGGCTTACGGAGCCATTCTTCATCTTCCGGATTACTATACAACTTCTCCTGCTTGCGCACGTCCTTCCAAATCAAGAAGGCGTAATCAGCCAGATCGGAAATATCTCCGCTGCCTTTAATATCCATCTTGTCGCCCATCTTGGTTTCGGACTCACCTTTCCGTAGGTGGCTTACCAAGTGAATGTGCAGTCCAGTAGTTCTGGCGGCTTCTTTAAGCATCCGAACGAAGTTCTTCTGGCCTAGATTTAGGTTGGCCTGATCTGTTTGCAGGTCGACCATCATCAGTGAGTCAATCACCAGATGAGTGAACTCGTTAGCAGAAGCCCATCGAGCAAGGGCAATAATCTCCGTTGCTCTTACGTGTTCTTCCTTTCCATATATAAAGACCTTCCCTTCCAAATAGTCCATGATGTAACTTGCCGCCTTGGCTGTAGGCTCACCCACCCCAAGAGTTTGTTTCACCATGCGCTCAATCTGGACATGAAATGCCATTTCCGGCGACCAGAACAAAACCTTCTCATCCTTGTCCGTATACCTACCTGCGGCCCACCACAAACAGAACTGCTGAACCAGAGCCGACTTACCATGCCCATTTACTCCTGCCCATATGGACATCGAGCCCGGAATGATCCGAAGATCGGTTTCCTTTAGGCACGGAAGTTGGCATCCCGATTTTTTGTTTCTGTTCTCAATCCACTCAAGTGTCTCATCCCTAAAATTATTAGGCGAAAAGACATGCCCCTCTACATCCTCGGGGTTCATAAAATCTTCTAGGTCTGGTGTGATTAGTCTCATCAGTCTTCCTCGTAATGTGTGAGTGGATCATCACCATACACCACCCACCGTTCTTCTTCAAGGAACCTCTGAGCGCCGGGAACAAACTTGCCTTCTTGCTCTTGCCAGTCAGGGGTATCCCTGTACTCCTTCACGGAGTGTACTATAACATCGGAAGACTTTTCAAGCCCATTCGACAACCAGTAATCCTGCAGGGAATTTTTTCTCCCCAACCTATGACGGGGATACAGGGAACAGAAAAGATTGAACCCCTTCAGCGTTCCGTTACCCTTATATCTGTTTTCTTTTAAAGATTCTTTTAGTTCCATAACAGTTGTGGACTCTGTATCCATAACAGTTGTGGACTCCCTATCCACATCAGTTGTGGATACATACCCAGTAAGTTTGTAGACATTGGTCGCGTTGTATCTCTGCTCTCTTTCCAACGTGCCAAACCTCACCATTTGAGAAATCAGGTTACTACAATATTTAGGTGGGTGCCCACTCCGGATTGAAATTTCCTTGAGACTGGGAAAATAAGGCTGTGGGCAACTGAGAATTGAACCCAAGACTCGAAGATGCCCTGCCTTGTGCCGGTGATCCTGTAAAATGTAGACAGGAATCGGACCCCATAGTTTTCCTGAGTCACTCATATGTGCGCCCACTGGATAAAGTAGTACGTGTTACGCCCCTTCTCTTTCCTGACCTCAAGTTCAATCTTACGAGTTAGGCTCTGGAGTACAAGCCGAACACCTTTAGGCGTCAAGGATGCCATAGCCCCTATCTCCGCTTGTGTCATTCGGGTGACTCCAGTATAGTCAATCTTAAATGCTAACGCAAGCGCAACCAATTTCTCTGACTTACTCAGACTCTTCGCCCGGAATAGGACGGTCATGAGATATTCTCTCTTTTCCTGATATGTCAGCATATTCGTGTTGACAGCACCGTGTCAGTGTGATACCATAGCATACTTGAATGGGAAAGTCAAATATCTACAGTGGGTCAGGACACAACCATGCTGGGGGTGTGGGAAATACGGAGTAGACGCACATCATGTCAGAATTGGCACCGGTATGGGGCAGAAGCCTTTGGATCTTCACACGATCCCCGTCTGTAGGACTTGCCATCAGATGTGTCATGCGTTAGACTACACGAAAGAGGATCAATTAATATGGCTAGTAAAGACGCAATACCGGGCAACACTCGAACACCTTATAAAGTTGTAGCGATGCTAACGCTGTGGGTAGACGACACTGATGATCACGAATCCTTGGTTGAGATTGCCAAGCACATTCTTACCAAAGAAATCTTCAACTTGGTTGATGGAGCCGCGTTTCAAGTGGGCGATACTGGATACGGGTTTGAAACTACTGTAGACGCTATTGATACGGTAAAGAGGGCAAACGTAAACTGATGATGAAGCGATGGATACTGCGCGATAAGCGCATCAGAGACTTCTGCTCTGGTTATATTAAAGATCAGTCGGTTGATAAGGATAAGCCGCTTGAGGTCATCATGCGACTCTATAATAAGAACCGTTCACTGGAGCAGAATGACATGTTCCACGGATGGTGTGGTACAATAGCGGATCAGACAGGACACAGCAAGGGAGAGATCAAGGACATTATTATCGAATCCGTTTTTGGCGCAGAGGATTATGTTAATCTAAAGGGCGAGAAACGAAGTAGACTTCGATCAACCTCGGATATGAATATAGGTGAAATGTCCGAACTGATTGAAAGAGCAGTCCAACTTGGTATAGAATTAGGGGCAGACGTCCCGGAGGTGACACATGGCTAACGGACATTCAGCAGAAGCAATTGAGGCAACAACGGAATGGAGTGAAGATGCGCGTGGACCTGATGTTGATCCAATGGTTGATGCGCGCTACCCCAAAGTACCTCAAGATAGGGCTGATTGGAATCAGCAGGAACTAAACGAAAAGCAACGCCAAGAAACGGAATGGCAAAAGGCGGACGAAAAGGAAATGAAAGAATCAGTAATAGAAAAACACGAGACGCGCATGAAAGAACTTACTGGAGAGAAAGCCCCCTTAACTAAAAGGGATTTCCTAAACAAACTGGTAAAGGATCATGGCCTCGTTGTGGAAGAGGACATATTCAACAAGGATGGTAAGTGGGCGATCATCAAATTGTCCGGGGTTGAGAAGATCCAGAACAACCTCAACATTCGTGTTACCTTCGAGAGTGAAGTGATCGAGAAAGATTTTTCCGTTATCAAGGCAATTGCCGTAGGTCAGAGAGATTCTGTCCAGAGTTACGGTAGCGCCATCAAAGGAGCATACCCAAATGGGAATGTCTCCCACACCTATCTCGTGGAAATGGCAGAGAAGAGAGCCAAGGCACGAGCCGTCCTTAAACTGTGTGGCGCATACAAGTATGGCGTCTACTCAGAGGACGAGTCGGAAGAATTTAGGCAAGACTCATGAGCCACTGGTATGACAAAGAAGGCAATCCCTGTTACGAGGTAGAGGGTAAGAACGGCATGCGCCCATCAACCCTAAGGGATGCGAGAAAGCATGGTTGGGTGCCATCTGTTTCCACTATATGGAATGATGTGGTTGCCCGACCTATGCTATCAAAATGGATGCAGACAGAATTGATGGAAGCCCTGTGGGCAGAAACCCACTCTCCAGAACACCTGAGTAGCGGTGGGGGATTCCCAGAATTTGAAAAGTTAGCGCGGGATAGGTTTAATAAAAAGCAGCAGGACGTCATGGGAAGAGGCACCTTAATCCATGAGCAACTGGAGAAGTATTACACGGGTGTCGACGTTCCTGCTGCTTACACTTCAATGTGTGAATCGGTGAATAGAAAACTCACAGAAGTTTGTAGTGGTGGTGATTGGGTTGCGGAAAAAGCCTTCTCTCACTCATCGGGGTATGGCGGAAAAGTGGATTTACACAACGATGAATGGGTGGTAGACTTCAAGACCAAAGAGTTTCCGGACAAGCCGAACGTAAAGAAAATGGTGTATGACGATTATGGAACCCAACTCGCCGCCTATGGTCAAGGGCTAGGTGGGGGTCGCAGGTTACTCAACATATTCATAGACGTGGGGTCTCCCCGCGTACTCGAATGGGAGCATGAAGATCTAGGCAGATTTCAGTCTATGTTTAATCACGCTCTCTCCCTTTGGAAACTGGTAAAGAAATACAACCCAGAATGGCACGACAGGAGAGTCATGTAAGATGAATGTAAACAAGGCAATATTAGTAGGCCGGGTGGGAGCCGATCCCATCGTTAACGAAACCGGGAAGGGGGATACAGTCGCTAATATTTCTCTTGCCACTAACTCTGGTTACGGCGACAATGAGAAAACTGACTGGCACAAGATCACGTTCTTTGGTAAATTGGCTGATACCGTCAGTGAGTATGTGAAGAAGGGTCAGGAACTTTATGTGGAAGGAAGGATTACTTATGGTAAGTACACGGACAAGTCTGGTGTAGAGAAATACTCCACGAGCATTGTGGCATACTCTATGCAGATGGGAGCCAAGAAAAACGGTTCTGCAGTTTCAACCACAAGTTCCGCCACAAGCGAGGGAGATGACTCGCTACCCTTCTAAAGAGGGAGGGGGGCTTCGGCCCCCCAATCTTTCGTGGCAAAAAGATCAGGAGCAGGTCTTCCGGATCTACCATCTGGCAAGACACCTCTGGCCTATACGCCATAAGTTCACACCCGAAGGAGGGATTGCGTGGGAAGACTGGTTTAAGAAGCACACTGCTATGACTCTAGATGAATTTGTCGTGTGGTCTAACAAACAAGGGCTCCGAGAGAAATTCAAGAACATGAAACATGCAAAGCACAGGATAGTAGTAGCCCAAAAAGAGAAATTGATTGGGAGAGAATGATGATTTCAGAATATCAGAAGTTGATCCACAAGAGCCGATACGCTAGGTATCTAGACTCCGAAGGACGCAGAGAAACATGGGAAGAAACCGTGAATCGTTACTGCGATTACATGAGTGACATAAGCGGAAACTTCCCCGCCTATCTTCGCGAGGCCATAATGGATATGGAAGTGATGCCGTCCATGCGAGCCTTGATGACTGCCGACCCGGAAACAGGAAGTGGAGCGTTATCTAGGGATAACATGGCCGGGTATAATTGCGCCTATTTAGCCGTAGACCATACTCGGGCTTTTGATGAATCCCTGTACGTGTTACTCTGCGGTACTGGTGTGGGGTTTAGCGTGGAACGTCAGTTTATTAACAGGCTGCCCGAAGTGGCTGAGGAGTTCCATGACACGGACACTACTATAGTCGTGTCAGATAGTAAGATAGGGTGGGCGAAGGCTCTCAGGGAGTTGGTGAGCCTCCTATACCAAGGTATGGTTCCGCAAATAGATTACAGCAGAATCAGGCCATCAGGAGCCAGACTAAAGACTTTCGGTGGTAGAGCCTCTGGGCCCGATCCACTGGAAAGATTGTTTCGCCACTATATCGCCACTTTTAGATTCGCGACCAGCCGCCGCCTCACGAGCATTGAGTGCCATGACCTTCTGTGCTGGAACGGCGAGAGTGTGGTAGTTGGCGGAGTTCGCAGAGCCGCAGAAATTAGTCTGAGTAACCTGACTGATGAGCGCATGAGACATGCCAAGACGGGGCAGTGGCATCTTGAAAACCCGCAACGAGCCTTGGCTAACAACAGCGTCTGCTACACAGAGATACCTGAGGTGGGAATCTTCATGCGTGAATTTCTTTCGCTCTATGAATCTCATAGCGGTGAACGTGGCATCTTTAATCGTGAGGCGTGCAAGAAACTCATGCCAGAAAGACGAGATAAGGAACACGAGTTCGGCTGTAACCCGTGCTCAGAGATTGTTCTTAGGGCATCAGGTGTGTGCAACCTCACAGAATGCGTCCTCAGACCCTCTGACACACACGAAGATGTGGAAAAGAAGATAGAATACGCCACTATCCTCGGAACCATTCAATCCTTGCTCACCGATTTCAGATACGTCAGACCCATCTGGAAGAAGAATGCAGAAGAGGAACGACTCCTCGGTGTGAGCATGACTGGAGTGTTCGACTGCCCTATAGTTCTCAACGCATCCCCCGAACAGTTACAGAAGTGGAGAGACCTAGCAGTCAAGACAAATGAGAAGTGGGCTAAGGAACTGGACATCAATCCGTCCGCTGCCATCACTTGCATCAAGCCATCAGGCACGGTGTCTCAACTCACTGCCGTGAGTGGGTCTGGCTTGCACCCTTCATACTCGAAGTGGTACATCCGCAGGATCAGGCAAGACAAAAAAGACCCACTGAATCAGGCCATCATGGATGCAGGTGTTCCATTCGAGGACGACCCCTACAATAAAGAGGCTGTGGTTTTCTCTTTCCCAATGAGCGCTCCCGCTAAGTCCAGAACTAGGAATGATGTGACTGCGATAGAACACCTTGAAATCTGGAAGCGGTTTGCGTTATACTGGTGCGAGCACAAACCTAGTGTTACAATCTCTATCGCTGAAGACGAATGGATGGATGTAGGAGCATGGTGTTACAAGAACTTCGATATACTAAGTGGTGTCAGTTTCATGCCAAAAGCAGATGATAGCCACTCGTATGAGGTCGCTCCTTATGAGGAGATTACTAAAGAAACCTTCTCCTCATTCCCCAAGGTCTCAAAGATCGAGTGGGATGAAATCGAGGAGCACGAAGACAACACAATTGGAAGTCAGGAACTCGCATGTTCCGGAGACAAGTGCGACATACTATGAGAACACAATACGAATCAGCGCAAGACCGAAGCGTGGAGCGTCATCTAATAAATGAATTCGTTTCCACTGCGGCCAAAAAACTTCCAGTATCTTACGGCTTTGATTTTCTAGTAAAAAATGGGAGAAAGGCAAGCGTCTGGGAGGTTAAGAGGAGAAGTAAGGCGTATGATACTTGGTTTGTATCACTATTAAAGTTACTCAAAGCAGAGCAATATGAAAGTATTGGGATAGAGGCTTACGCCTTGGTGGAAATTGAAAACGTTCCGTATAAGGTACGCCTAACTGAAACTCCACACCACATTGGGTGGGGCGGAAGAAAGGACAGGAATGATTTAGCAGACCAAGAGCCTATGGTGCATTATAAATTATCCGACATGGAGAAATTGCCATGATTACAAAAGAAAGTAGATGGGAATGCCTCGACTGCAACTATATATTTTATGGGGTAGATGTAGCGTACTGCGATGAATGTGGAAGTTACGACATAGAAGAGATAGAGGAGGTAGAAGGCAATGAAACTTATGATCATTCCTGATCCGCATGCGCATCCGGATTACAACAACGAAAGATTCAGAGCGGTGGGTCGGCTACTCATGGAGGAGCAACCCGAGTGCGTGGTTTGCTTGGGGGATTTAGCCGACCTGCCGTCTCTGTCTGCTTACGACAGGGGGACTAAAGGGTTTGAGGGAAGGAGATACAAGAAGGATGTAGCGGCGGCGGTCAATGCTCAGGAACTACTGTTCGAGGCGATGACTAAGCACAACGCTAGAAAAAGAAGGAACGGCAAGAAGCAGTATAGGCCACGTCTAGTAATGTGTATAGGTAATCATGAGGATAGAATTACTAGAGCCATCAATTCACAAGCGGAATTGGACGGCACCATAGGCATCCAAGATCTACAGTACGAGGGGTTCGGGTGGGAAGTGATCCCCTTCAAGCGGTGCGTTACGATAGAGGGAATTACCTTCTCGCACTACTTTACTACTGGTATATCTGGACGGCCTATCTCTAGTCTCCACATTGGTCATACACTGGTTTCTAAACTTCACTGCTCCGCCGTTCAAGGTCATTCACATCTGTACAACCACGCAGAGCACACACGCCCTGACGGCCAGAAAATCTTTGGGTTGTCTGCGGGTTGCTTCTCTCACCCTGAGTACTCAGAGAGTTGGTGTCGAGACACCGAGCATCAGTGGTGGAGAGGGATTGTTATGCTAGAGGAACTGGATGGGGAGGGTTACTACGATGGGGTCAGAACCGTCACTCTCCGCAGGATCATGAGGGATTATACTTAATCTCTTTAACGCAGCCAGAGGGGAAAGCAGTGATCGTGCTCCACTCCCCTTTCTCATCTTTGGTTCCGGCTATCTTGACAGTCTCTTTGTTTTTCTCAATCAAGTAGCCTACCGTCCAGAATGTAGGAGGGGTTACTTCTGATGGCTTCTCCCATCCAGACGTGCCTAGTATGTCGCGCCATTCAACCACGACTAACTTAGGCTTCTTCATCACCCCAAGACTGCATCAACTTTATTGATCAGTTTAATTCTTAGATCCTGTGTTTTCCTATTGATGTTATTTATTCTATCCTCTTTAATATCGTCCCGCATGATACGGTTGCGTAAGATCTGGGCTCTATCCTTCTGAAGTTTGGTGATCCTTCCCGCTATATCCCTTCTGAATTCATTGAGCCGAAAGAGTTTGTAGTCATCGCTCTTTTGGAAATCCTTATACATCTTGCCCACCCCATAAACTGACCTGATGCCAGCATCAAGGCTCGTTGCTGACCTGATGGATTGCTCATAGTAGGCGTACTTGTCGTAGGCGTATCTGTTCTTAGATGCTGTGGCATCATGGAAGAACCTGCGAGCAAAGGGAACCTTGCTCCATATAATATCCCTGCTCTCTGGGTGGGTAATGCGTCCGGGCATCGGACCAATAGACCACGCTAGGTTGGTGGTCTTAGCCAGAAATCTACCCGCACTACCCGCTACAGTCTCCCAGATGTGCTCAAATATATCCGGTGGGATACTTGCCCACCCGGCTTTGACCTGAGAGCCCCCTGTAATGGCGTTGATGAAACGAGAGACAGCCTTGAATGGCACGGCAGCCC